GCAGGCAATGCGGTCATTAAAAAGACTGCTGTTACCGTCACACCTCAAGTCACTTTGTTCCTGTCTGCCACCGCAGGCCGTGTCAAAGTATTGGCGAGTGCTGGTTTGCAATTGGTAGCTGCACGTTCAGCAAACTTAACCACCGTCACTTCTACGACTTCAACAGTCACCGTGACAATTAACCGTCCACATCTACAGTCACAAATCACTTAATGATTGAAGCTGTACTCGATGTGGTAGGGAACACAGAGCCTGACGTTTTGTTGGGCAATGTGCAGCGATCCGTAAAAAGGTCGCTGCCTTGGTTTGATTTTGACGAGTCACGCCAAGGCAGCGTATGCCTTGTTGGTGGCGCACCGAGTCTGGTTGACACGATTGACCAGTTAAAAGTCCGCCATCAAAACGGTTCTAAAGTTTGGGCAATGAACGGTTCTTACGATTATTTGGTTGGGCAAGGCATTATTCCAGACGCAATGGTGATGCTTGATGCAAGACCTGAAAACGTAAGATTTGTGCAAAAACCCTACGCAAAGACTACGTTTTACATTACTAGCCAATGCGACGAGGCTGTGTTTGATGCGTTAAAGCATTACAAAGTGGTGTTAGTCCACGCCAATACGCCTGGAGTCTACGATCTTCTTGAGCATGAAAAGGCTCGACCAGTTCACCTGATGGGCGGTTTTACAACTGTTGGCATCTTGTCGTTGATATTGGCAAAATTACAGGGTTTTGAGCGTATTTTCTTATTTGGCATGGATTCAAGCTATCGAGATGGCAAACATCATGCTTATAAACAAGAAAGTAATAACGCAGATCGTGTAATTGACGCTATGATTAACGATGTGACGTACAAATGTGCGCCGTGGATGGCACAGCAAGTGACAGATTTTCAAAATGTCGTAGCAGGCTTTGATGATGTTACGATTGAAGTGTGTGGCGATGGGCTTTTGCACCAAATGGCAAAAGCGATGAGCAATTAACTTAAAGGACAATCATGGCATTTCCATCAAGAATTCAAGGTTCAGGCAATTCGCCATTATCTGCTGCAAACATTTGTGGCGATGGCGCTGTTGGCTTAGTTGCTGTAGGCACAACAGCAGCGACTGCTTTACAACTTTCAGCCGTAAATAACACGATTACCACTTCAGCAGCATCAACTGGCGTAAAACTGTCACCGACTGAAGTTGGCGCACAAGTCATTGTTCGTAACGATTCGGGACAAACAGTTACCATTTATCCTTACGATACCAATAGTACAATCAACGCAGGTGCAACAAGCGTCACCGTGGCAACAGCAAAAACAATTCTGTTGGCAGCAACTTCCGCAACCACATGGGTTTCAATCACAGGGGCATAAATTGGCTTTAGACAGCGATATTTCAAACGCAGATTCTCACCTACACGTCGAGTTTTACGTTTACGATAAAGAGCCGTACAAAGAAAAGCCGTTTGTTAGAATTATCGTGCCAGGCGATAAGACCACGATTATTGACCAACCCGTTCGGGACGATCATAAGCAAAGGTTTCCACGCCAATGGTTGCATTTTCAGATGCAGAACAATAACGCTGAAGTTATTGGTGTGCCTTTGAAACAATGGGTACAAGACGATCCTGAAAACTTTAATGATATGCAGATGGCAGAATTGCAAATCTTTAAGTTTCAGACCGTTGAGCAAGTGGCTACCGCTACCGATAACCAGTTACAAAGAATTGGCATGGGTGCGGTGGGTTTGCGAGAGCAGGCTAGGCGTTATTTAGCAGTTAAAAACCAATCTTCTAGTCAAACTGAGATTGAACATACGAAGTCGGAACTTGCTGAAGTCAAAGAGCAGTTAGCGGCTTTGGTGGCTCAAATGTCAGAAAAGAAGGTTGGGAGGCCACGCAAAGAGGAATAAATGTCATCAACGATGCTACAGCTAGTAACCCAAGTCACTAACGAACTTGGGGTATCAACGCCCACTACTGTGGCATCGAATACTAACCAAGATGTAATTCAAATCTTGGCGTTAATGAACGCAGCTGGCTACGAGTTCTTGCGTCGGCACGATTGGCGGGAATTAACCAAACGCTACACGTTTACGAGTGAATATACTGAAACAACGGGTGATGTAACCGAAAACACCTACACCATTACAAACATTCCAAGTACCGCAGGCTTAGATACAACGTATCAAGTCGTTGGCAACGGTATTTCAAACGCTTGTTACATTGAATCGGTTGACTCAGGTACGCAAGTAACGGTAAACCTACCCTCAACGGGAACATATGTAGGCGCTACGATTACCTTTGAAAAGGTGATGTATGCCTTACCCTCAGATTACGAATCGGCTGTCCCAAGGACTATGTGGGATCTCAGCAAGCATTGGGAAATGTTAGGGCCAGAGAGTCCACAGCAATGGGAATGGCTCTTGTCAGGGTTTATCTCGACTGGCCCACGCATACGGTGGCGTTTGTTGGGAAAATACTTTCAGATCTGGCCTGGCGTTTCCACTAACGAACTTCTGGGTTACGAGTACCGATCAAACGGTTGGGCATTATCGTCAACTAGTGTTGTCAAGACTTCATTTACCGTTGACACCGACACTTGTATTTATCCTGATCGACTCATGGTATTGGCTACTAAGCTCAAGTATTTTGAGGCTAAAGGCTTTGATACGACAGCCATGTTCCGTAACTATCTTGAGGAATTTGAGATTGTTCGGGCGCAGGATATGTCGGCGGCTAACTTGTCGTTTGCACCACGACCAGGCACAGTTCTGATTGGCTACGACAACATTCCCGATACTGGCTACGGGACAAACTAATGCTTGCGCCTAATCGACTTATTCAAGGCACGGCGGCTCGTGTCCAGTCGTTACCAGCGCCTATCGGTGGTTGGAACGTGCGGGATTCCATTGCAAACATGGATACGCTCGATGCCGTCCAATTGACCAATTTCTTTCCAACAGTCAATAACGTAGTGTTGCGTGGCGGCTACACAAAGTATTCGACAGGAATAACGGGTCAAATTCAAACACTTATATCGTACTCATCTGGTGCGACTGACAAACTGTTTGCTATTGCGGGAACGTCTATTTACGATTGCACGGCGGGCGGTGTAGTTGGCGCAGCGGTAGTTACAGGTTTAACTAACGCAAAATGGGAATACGTCAACGTCACAACTCCCGCTGGTGGTTACATTATGGCGGTCAATGGTGTAGATGCGCCAATACTGTATAACGGCACGACTTGGACAAATCCAAGCATTACTGGTGTGACAGCAACTACGTTGAGCAACATCACTACATTTAAAAACCAAGTTTGGTTTACGCAAGCCTCGACCCTTAAAGCGTGGTATCTGCCAACTTTAAGCATTTCAGGCGCAGCTGCCGCAATTGATCTAAGTTCGGTTGCCCAACTCGGCGGTTATCTTGTTGCGGTTTCAACATGGACAATTGACGCAGGCTACGGTGTTGACGATAACCTAGTGTTTATAACGTCCAATGGCGAGGTTATTGTCTACGCTGGTACTGACCCATCAGACTCTACGAAATGGGCGCTAATTGGCGTTTGGAGGCTTGGTAAGCCCGTTGGTAAGCGTTGTTTAATGAAGTACGGCGGTGACATACTTGTTTTGACTTACAACGGTCTATATCCACTTGCCGCAAGCCTACAGTCATCCAGACTTGACCCAAGAATTGCGTTATCAGACAAGATTCAAGGTGCATTTACAACTGCAACACAATTGTATGGATCTAATTTTGGATGGGACATTAGTTTTGACCCGCAACATAACGCTTTGACCGTTAATGTGCCTATTGCCGAAGGTCAACAACAGCAATATGTAATGAATAACATTACAAAGTCTTGGTGCAACTTCACGGGTCAGTACGCTAATTGCTGGACAATTTTTAGTAATGAGCCGTACTGGGGTGGGAACGGCTTTGTTGCCCATGCGTGGGATGATAATTTTGCTGATGATACAAGCGACATAAACGGCTATGCGTTGCAAGCGTTTAATTACTTTGATGCTCGTGGGGTAAAAAAGTATTTTACTAGAGCTAGACCGTCAATCTTTACAAACGGCTCACCGTCAATCTTCATTGGTTTAAACATGGATTTTGATTTGGCAGACACGACTGCGGCGCTAAGTTTTAGTCCACAAGTATCTGCCAAATGGGACACGGCGCTTTGGGATGTGGCATATTGGGCAACAGATACGGTGATTACAAACAATTGGCAAGGCGTGACAGGGATTGGATATTGCGCTGCAACACAGTTTAAATCTGCATCTCAAGGAACGACAATTCTATGGGCATCAACGGACATTGTTTACCAGCAAGGTTGGGCTGGCATATAGTCCAAGGCGCTGAAATAGGCCATTGGGTAGCACAAAGGATAGCAGGCGAGTTCTTTGCGGAAGGATCAAGTGCAATTGGTTTACAAAAAAATGGGGTAACGATTGCAGGCGTAATTTATGAAAACTGGAATCGGCAAAGCATTTTCTGTCATATAGCAATTGAAGGACGCATGACAAAAGCGTATTTAAAAGCAATATTTGACTATCCTTTTAATGTTTGTCATTGCAAAAAGATTATTGTGCCAGTAGTCAGCAATCATGCAAAAAGCATAAAATTGGTTACTAAAATGGGTTTTACTGAAGAAGCAAGATTAAAAGATGCCTCACTTGATGGCGATATTATATTTTTGACATTGGCACGAGAAAATTGCCGATTTCTAGGGGTAGAAAATGGGTAAGTCAGCAGCAGCACCACCAACACCGGATTATGTAGGCGCAGCTAAACAGCAAGGGCAAGATAACCTTGTTGCAGCGAAGCAATCTAATTTGATGTCAAACCCAAATATGTACACACCGTTTGGCAATCAAACGGTTTCGTATTCAAGCCCTACGTTCGATCAATCTGGTTATGATGCGGCGTTGTCTAAATACAACGCTGGCGCGGTAGACCGTAATCGGTTTTATTCAACTGATGGCGGTGGTACGGGCGATCAGGCGGCAAATGGCACAACAAGTTTTAACCAAACTGCCTACGATGCTGAAGTTGCAAAGCGAGGTGGTGCGCCAACCCGTGAAAGTTACATGACTGGCGGCGGTGTGCCAACGATTACGCAGACCCTGACTCCGCAAGCGCAGCAGACCCTTGATGCTCAGATGCGTGTGCAAACGGCTTTGGCTAATCTTGGTCAAACTGGCGCATCAAATGCTCAAAACATATTAAATCAATCATTTAATCCAAATTTAGCGCCTATTCAAAATACTGTTGCGCCATCGGGAAATATTCAATCAAACATTGCAGGATATAACCCCGTCAATATTTCAGACGTACAAACTGGATTAGGCGCAGGCGATTATGGTTTGGCTCGTGCAAACACGCAAGCAAACACTTATGGATTAGCAACAGGTGACGTCAATGCTAATACTTATGGTTTAGCAAGAGGCGAAGCGCCATTGCAATATGGTTTAGACATAAGAAACTTGACGCAAATGCCAACGAACGCAGGCATAAATGCACAACAAGCCATTTTGTCTAGGCTTGACCCAACAATTCAAGCGGGTGATGTGTCATTTAGACAAACATTGGCAAATCAGGGGTTAGCGCCTGGCACAGCTGCCTACGACGCTGCGTTTAGAAACCGTGAAATGAGCAAGAATGACTTGTATAACCAAGCGGCTTTGCAAGGAATCAACCTTGATATGTCCGCTCGGCAACAAGGGTTAAACGAGTTAAACACACTTGGCACGTTTGGCAATCAAGCTCAGTTAGCAGGCGCAGGATTATATAACCAAGCGGTCAGTCAAAACTTTGGTCAAGGTGTTACAGCTAATCAACTTAAAAACGCTGCAATTGGTCAAAACTTTGGTCAAGGCGTTACAGCC